ACAATGTGATTGCCTCTGCATTGGCAAGTTTGTAGTACCTAAAATACTGATTACCGATAGCGCCATAAGCAGAGTTAAGAGAGATCTTCTTAGCCATCTGAATATTATTACATCTGGCAATTTCTTTCTCAAGAGATTTAGTTGGAGTTTTTTCATATGCTTGTTTTGCTTCTAACATTCTTTTCTTAAAGACAACTCTTTCTGCATACATCTTTTCCATTAACTCAGGAAGAAATCCTTTTATATCTTTCCTATACTGAGCACCATTTGCACAAGTTGCATATTCACTACTTATATCTATCTCCTGATTGAGAAGTCCATCAACATTTGCACTGGGATGTTTTGTTTCCATCAAAGTTTCTGGTGAAATGTTATATTGCATGATCAAATGAGGATATAGACTATTCAAGTCAAAGGAAACAACCCAATCATACTTGCCTGGTTTTGGTTCTTTTACATAAGCACCAGCATACTTTTCATCCTTCTCACTTCTATCTTTTGGTGGTATGACAATGTTTCTTTTCTTCAAATAATTATAGATGATAGTGTCCCACATTCTTACTTGATACATTACATCCTGATAGTTAACCTTGGCATCATATGCCATAGTCAATGCAAGTTCAATTAGTTTCATCTTGTCTTCAAGTCTGTCCACAAGTTCAACGTCAATGATGTTGTAATCTACAAACTTCTTCCANTTACCTTTATAGAAATCTTTAAAGGTATCAAACTCAGAGTGATCTAATTTCTTTTGTCCTAACTCTACACTAGCAATATAATCCAACCTATAAGACTCTTGTGCTTTATAAGTAAACTTCTTATACAACTCAAGATAATCAAGAGTTGTCATACCAGCAATATCATAAACATTATATCTTCTACCAGAAATATAAATTTCATCNTGTGATACTAATCCCCAAGGTGATANTAATTTACATTTCTTATCTCCCATGATCCTACTAATTCTNCCACAAAGATATGGTATATCATANAATCTGACATTCCATCCAGTAATAACATCAGGTGGATTTTTAGACCAATGATATAAGAAAGAATTAAGCATATCAATCTCATCATCAAAATGATAATAAGTTACATTTTCCTGAGTGGGAACATATGGTTTNCTACCCCATGTTGTAATCTTTTTTGTAGAATANTCTTGTAGTGATATAGTTAACATCTCTTCAGAACAAGACTCAGGATCAGGGAATCCCTGTTCAGCCTTAACCTCAATATCCATTGTTACAAGATTGATATGCTTAATATCAAACTTTACTTCATCCTGAGGATACTTATCAGACAAGTATTGGAAAACATATCTGTTATTACCAAATATCTTAAATCCATCTACATTATCATACTTCTTAAAAAACTCTCTACAGTCTCTTACAGTGCCAGGTTTAACTGGTTCAACATTTTCACCATCAAGTGTTTTGTACTTTGTCTTCTTATTTGATTTAACGAATAATATAGGGGAATATTCTTCTTTGTATATTTCTCTCTTGCCATTTACAACTTCACGAACCAAGAAGTTGTTACCAATCATTTGAACATTGGTATAAAACCTCATTCTTCTATCACACTCTCATATTTCTTTACTATTTTACTATTAGGTTCTACCAAAGTCAATATCTTATCAGATGAAAGCATAAAAGTATTTTGAGTGGTTACATTCAATAACCAAGGAGAGAGAACTTCATTCTCCTGATCATAAACAAAAGGTTCTGTTAACTTACAATCAGGACCTCCCAACTCACTCTGGACTTCCTCCACTTGTGTCACTATCATTTCTTTAGTCACTAAGACTAGAACTTTCAGATTTTCTTTTTTCATAATTTTCACATGCTTTTGTATATAGTTCTTTAAGTTTTGGTTGAGGTTCTACTATACTGATAACCCAATCTGCTACCACAGGTATCTTCTCTTCATCAGCAAGAGGCAACCAAGGTAATAGTTTGATTGATATTGGTTGCTTATCAGAAGCTTGACTTTCATCAATAGTAATCTCAGGTGTTGTAAGTATTGCTCTACAAGGATTTGTAAANTAATATCCAACTACTGTTTTTTTATCAGTCATCATCTCATCTATGTCTGAAATGACTTCTTCTCCTGATTTTANTAATGCAAGTTTTATAGTCATGTTTTTANACAGTTAATAATATTNTAGCATAAAAAAAGGGGGTTGTCACCCCCTAGTTATTAAAGATAGTCTTTTCTGGCATGATGCTCTGGAATTATCTTACCTAATTTGGCAGTTAATAGTCCATCTGCAAAAGTAACATCTTTTACTTCTATATCATCAGAAAGAGACCATTCTCTTCTAAATGATCTTGATGCAAGACCTCTGTGAAGATATTCCTCTTCTTCTTTGGTTTCTTTAGTTCCTTCTACCACTAACTTACCATATTCTGTGTAAACCTTAATTTCTTTTTTCTTAAATCCAGCTAGAGCAATCTCTAATCTAGATTCTACATTGTTTACATGAACAATATTGTAAGGTGGATAATTTACCTGATTAGTTACATTGAAAATATTTTCAAAGTAAGTGTCTAGACCAATACTGTTTCTAGAAATCCTATCCATCAAGGATTCAAGATCAGCAGTACCATATCTTTGTAGACCAAAAGGGTTGTCCATAATTGTGCCTCCTTTAAAAGCGAGTATTTTAGAATGTGAACCTGTTAAGCATTCACACTACTAATTATACAAGAACCACTCTAAAAGGTAAGGTGGAGAACTGTACTTTATGATACTGTTTCCTCTACTTTATTCTTCTTTCCTATATTATATTTCTGTTCCAACTTCCATTCATGCTTATCTTTATAAGGTAAAACCTTAATTTGATTTAATGGTGCTATATCTTGTATTGATTCTTCTTTTAAAATACTAATGAGACCCCAGTCAGAAAGGAGACGAGTAATACGATTCCTACGCTGAACATCATTAATAGTAAGGTTAGCGAACTTTCCATCTAAAGCAAATAACTCCTTAAAATGTACTATGAAGTATTTACCTTGCTTATGTAAAATATGACAACTTTGGTAAAGTTTTTTTTCTTTTCTTGACGCAACTCCAATTCTTGTTAGAGTTTCTCTTACCTTAAGAAAGTCATCTGGTTCATTCAGTTTGACCTCAATCATTTTATCTTGAGACCAATTAACCTGAGGTTCAATACTTTGAGTCATTTTTTACCACCAATTTCAAGTCGTTGTTTAATAAAGTTTATTTGCTCATTTGATAAAATCTTCAAGACTTGTAATGCTTTCTCATTACTATAACCATAGTATTGTTTAACATAATCCAAATCTTCAATCTTATCCCTNCTAAGCCAAGGGGAAAATCGCTTTCTTTTCCTCACAGTATTTAGATAAAAAGAATATTGAAGGTCTTTATCNAGGAAGTGATATTTGTTCATTTCATTAACAAACAGAACACAATCTAGATGTCCTGACAAACAACGATTNATAATGTATGGTGAATAACTTTTTTTAGATGTAGGATCTGTCTCTAATAAATTTTCTTTTGTAAGATTTATTGAGTTTAACCAATCCTTCAATTCATATGTCATAATTAAAAAGCATAAGTTCCTTTCTATCTTTCTGATCTCTCATATAAGTTCCAACAGATCTCATAGTATATGTTAAATCAAATTCACCTGCATTCCATTTAGAAGATTGAAATCTATCTTTAACTAATTGATCTGAGTTATAACTTACAAGCATATTCATTTGACTTGAGTTACAATCAGAAGCAAAATCATCATGGTCAAATTGTTTATGAAGTTTACCTTTCTTACCATACAAATTGTGNTTGATTTCATAAGGTGGATCCATGTATAAGAATACATCATCTTGATCATTTAGTAAAATCTCATAAGAGTTTTTACTGATATTCCAGTTAGATATTAGTTTAGAATATTCTGGTAATTTTTCCAAACCTCTGATTGTAAAATTAGCATCAGATGCTTGTTTAGAAAATGAAGATGATTCAGTCAATCCACTGAAGGAACATTTATTTACAACATAAAATGCAATGGCACGATCAATAGTAGCATACTCTTGATCATTTACTAATTCCTTTGCATCAGTAAAAAGACTTCTAGCACTTTCCTGATCTGGATATTTGTTTTTTAAATTAATAAGGGCAGTAGATAATGTATTTCCTTCCCATTGAAGAACTTGCCAAAAGTTTACTAGTGGTTCATATAAATCACTTACCCATACTTTTAAATGAGGAAACTTTTGAGTTACATATAATGCTACACTACCACCACCTAAAAAAGGTTCACGATATTCTTTATACTTACTCAAATCTGGAAAGTAAGATTCTATCTTTGTGCAAGCACGAGACTTACCACCAGGATAACGAAGAGGTGTTTTTAATGATTTACTTTTCATCACCTAAGGTAACATGTATTCCATAAAGAACTGCTGAGAATACAGCTAAAACAACTGCACCAATAAGTAAATTATCACCAGTTAATCCTTGTAAATTTCCATGAGGAATCAATGGTTGTTCACATTTAGTCCAAGTGCCAGGTAGATGATAAACTGGTGGACAAGATAAAAATAAGTTAAACATTAGTAGAGA